CGCATAGGGAGATCACCCAGCTACATCACCTGGTTGAAAGACAACGGCCGCCTGGTGCTTTCACCCGATGGAAAATTGGTGGATGTGCTGGCCACCGAGGCCAAGATTCAGGAGACAGCTGATCCGGCCAAAGCAGCCGTCGCGGCTCGGCATGAAGAAAACCGCATCGAGCGGGACGTCCGGGCCCACATCCAGCCTAGCGCCGACACACCTGCGGTGCAGCCAGCGGATCACGCGCCGAGCGGAGGCCCCAACTTCCAGCGATCGAAAGCGCATCGCGAGTTCTACCTCGCGGGGCTGGCGGAGACCGAGTTCTACAAAGTCCGGGGCAGCCTAGTCGATCGTGCCGCAGTCGAAGACGCCGCGTTCGCTGCTGGGAGGATGCTTCGCGAGCAGTTTTTCGGCCTGGCTCCGCAGCTAGCTGGCGAAGTAGTCGGGATGAGCGACCTGTGGGAAGTCGAGAGGCACCTCACTGACACTTTCCGTCGGGTGTTCACCGAAGCCTCCAGCATGAACAGCTCCGACCTTGAACAGGCCATTGGCCAGAAACAATCCACTAAACAGAGCTGAGCCTATGCCCACCGGATACGCAAACGGTGCAGAGGTGTACCGCGAAGCGTTTTGCCGAGGGCTGACGCCCGACCCTGATCTATGGGTCGACGAGTGGGCAGATGAGTACATGCGAATCCCGCGTGGTACCGGTGCCGCTGAGCCTGGCAAGTACCGCACCGCGCGTACGCCGTATGCCCGAGAACCTATGCGTTGCCTGTCACCCGCTCACCCGTGCAAGCGGGTGGTGACCAAAATAGCCTCGCAGCTGATGAAAACGCAGATCGCCCTGAACTGGATCGGGGCGCTGATCCACATGGCTCCGGCCAACATCTTGACGCTACTGCCCACCGGGGGCTTGGCGAAGCGGGTGTCTTCACGGATTGGCAAGACCATTGATTCAGTACCAGAACTGAAAGCGCGTGTGGCGTCGGTTCGTTCCAGAGACTCCCGTAATACCTTGGACACCAAGGAATTCGATGGTGGTGCATTGTTTGCCACTACAGCCGGTTCGGCAGCCAACCTATCTGAGCTGTCGGCTCGGTATGTGTATGGCGATGAGGTTGATCGCTGGGAGGTGGACGTTAACCAAGAAGGTGATCCGATCAAGCTGGCCGAGGCACGCGGCAGTACGTTTGGCCGCAACGCCAAGTTCTACTTTTCCAGCTCTCCGCTCATCAAGGGTATGTCGCGAATCGATGACCTTTACATGATGGGGGATCAGCGGCACTACTACGTGCCTTGCCCAACCTGTGGGCACATGCAGGTGCTGACATGGGATCGGCTGTTGTACTCGGCCGATTTCAGCAATGCGCATTACCAGTGCGCCGGGCCTGACTGTGATGTGCTCATCGAGGAGCACCACAAGGCCGAAATGCTGGCTCAAGGCGAATGGCGCGCTCATGCGCCGGGCGATGGCGAGACGGTGAGTTTTCACCTCAATGCGCTCTATGCCCCGCTGGGATGGCAGTCATGGGTCACGCTGGCCAGGGAATACGAAGAAGCTAAGCGCGCCCAGAGCCGTGGCAAATTGTACCCCATGCAGGTGTTCTACAACACGCGCCTGGCCGAGGTGTGGGATTGTGCGATTGAGCAGACCAAGGCCGAAGTGCTGCAGGCGCGCGCTCTGCAAGAAGACTACGTGCTCGGTACCTTGCCCGTGGGGGCGCTTTTGTTGACGGCATCCGTCGACGTTCAGGCCAACCGCTTGGAACTGATGGTCATGGCCTGGGGCACCGGCATGGAGCGTTGGGTGGTCGATCACCAGGTGATCCCTGGCGATCCGGCCGATGAGCGCACCTGGTCGTTGCTGGATGACCGTTTGAAAGTTCGGTATCGGCATCCATGCGGCGTGAGCCTGGCAATCCTTGCCACCGGCATCGACTCCGGCGGTCACCATACGCATGAGGTATACCAATTCACTCGTGTGCGCCGTTGGCGCAACGTGTTCGCGCTCAAGGGCGCGAGCAAGCCGGGTAAGGCGGTGATCGCCCAGCGTCCGTCACAAGTGGACGTAACCTGGAAGGGGCAGACCGAGCGCAACGGTGCCGAGTTGTGGATCGTTGGTACCGACACGGCCAAAGACTGGATCTACAACCGCTACAACTTCGAGAAGGGACCTGGTGCGTTGCATTTTGCCAAGGACCTGCCCGACGAGTTCTTCCAGCAGTGCGTCGCTGAACGCAAGGTCGTCCGCTACGTGAAGGGGCACGAACGGTTCGAATGGGTCAAGAGCAAGGCCGAGCGCAACGAGGCGCTGGACCTCATGGTGTACAACCTGGCCATGGCTTACTTCCTCGGGCTGCACCGGTATGGCGAACACGACTGGGACAAGCTGCGGCAGGCGCTGGCCCAGGCGAGTCTGTTTGATGAGCCGTCTCCTGCGAAGCAACCGGTCGTTGAGCACCAACACGATGACGACGATGACCCGGACGACGATCCAGTTTCACCGCCAACACCACCGGCTCGGCCCGCTCCACGCTCCACTCCACCGCCGCCTCGCCCGGCACCTCCACCCATGCAACGCCGCAGCTCCAGCAGCGGCTATCTGAAGAGACGCTGACATGGCATATACCCAGGCACACCTCGCGGCCGTCGAGCGTGCGATTGCGCGTGGCGAACGGGTTGTTCGATACAGCGACCGCACCGTGGAGTATCGGACGGTAGACGAACTGATCAAGGCCCGCGACCTGATCCGCACCGAATTGTCCCAGTCCGCTGGCCCGCGTTCCCGCGTGGTTCGGCTTTACCATGGGGGTAAGGGGCTGTGAGCGGCCGCTACATCTCCACACGTTCGGGGCTTCTGGTGCCCGAGCGGATCAAGGCCAGCTATGAGGGGGCCGCCGAAGGTCGGCGTTCCTCTGGCTGGGACGCCCCGGATACGGGCCCCAACAGCCTGATTATGCCGGCCCTTCGCAATCTGCGGTCACGTTCGCGGGCTGCGGTACGCAATGACCCGTATGCGGCCAACGTTATTGATAAACGCGTCAGCAATCTGATCGGCACCGGTATCACGCCGCAGCCACGGTTGCTCGACAAGGCCCTGCGCAAAGCCATGCAGGAGCTGTGGGAGGACTGGGTGGACGAGTCGGACGCCGACGAGCGCACCGACTTCTACGGGCAGCAAGCCTTGGTGGCGCGCACTGTTGAGCAGTCTGGCGAATGTTTCGTGCGCTTGCGGCCCCGCCGGCTGGAGGATGGCCTGGCGGTGCCTCTGCAGGTTCAATGTCTCGCGCCGGAGTTCGTGCCACACGACAAATTCGAGGTGACGCGCACCGGCAATACCATCCGTGCCGGTATCGAGTTCAATGGTATTGGCCGCAGGGTGGCTTACTGGTGCTACCGCAACCACCCCAGCGACAAGGCTTCGCTGAACGCCGGTTACAACCCGCTTGTGCGTGTCCCGGCCGATCAGATGCTGCACATCTTCGAGCCGTTGGAGCCTGGCCAATTGCGAGGTGTCCCCCGGCTGGCGCCGATCCTCAAGCGCCTGCGCAGCCTGGACAACTACGACGACGCGGTGCTCTTCCGGCAGGAAGTGGCCAACTTGTTCGCCGGCTTTGTTCGCAAACCGGCGCCGGATGGGCTGGGTGGCCCGCCAATGGACATGATCACCGGCGGAGCGGTTGTTCATGACCGTGATGCCTTCACTCCAATGGTGGCACTGGAGCCCGGCACGATGCAGGAGCTGGGGCCGGGCGAGCAGGTCGAGTTCTCCGACCCGCCCGACGGCGGCAACAACTACCCCGACTTTATGCGGCAGCAACTGATGGCTGCCTCCGCCGGCGCGGGTCTGCCTTACGAGCTGATGACCGGCGATATGCGCGGCGTTAACGACCGTGTCATCCGGGTGGTGCTGAACGAGTTTCGCCGCCGCCTGGAGCAGCTGCAGTTCTCGGTATACGTCCACCAGCTATGTCGCCCGGTGCGAGCGGCCTGGATGGACATGGCGGTGCTGGCCGGGGCACTGGACCTGGTGGACTACACCCTGAACCGCCGCCAGTACTTGCGGACACGGTGGGTGCCAC